AGGGGCGGATCATAAGTATATCGTGTTCCGCTCACCTGCCCGTCTGTAAACAGTTTATATTCCGGCGCCCTTACTATATTCCAATAACCTTCGGCCTGCACCAAACAGGCATTACGCGAGGTAAGCAATTTTTCGAGTATGCTATAGCAGTCCGTCCATGTGCTGTCGCTGTTTTGAAAGAGGCCGCTGTTTACAACTGTTTCATGCCAGGGATCTGAAACCGGATCATCCCCCCTGTCATTTGTTGTGTTTTCAAATAAATTATCAAATATCCGTAAAGGCAAATTCTGGTCTATCGTTGTTGCATAAGCGTAAAGGCCTGTTTGTACAAGACAAATCTGTAAATACTGTATAAAGCGAAGGGATTCCACAAGTGGCTCGCTTGCCGCTTCATTCCATTTTACAGACTTTAGTAATGCTAAATTATCACTTGCTTTTAAGGTAATATAATGCACCCTGTCCGTAACGGGTTCGCTTGCGCCGTCCTGCACTAAATAACCTGAATATAAAAGTTTATCGGTTGTTGATTCAAAGTAATAATCAACCCTGAGAGCCTCATCGTCATCGCTATAAAAATCTTCAATGCTTAACCCATCGCTTAAAAAAGAAATGGTCATTGATAAGGCTTTAATAGGGCTTAATATATCCTGATCCTGGTATGCAGCAACAAAAGGTATGTCAGCGCCGCGCAAGTCCGTTACGGCGCCGCTAAAGCCTTTCTGCCATATCTCCGCCCGGTACACATCATTTTGTATCCTGTTCTTAAACCTGATCTGATATTTTTCACCGTATGCCATTAATCTAAAAAGTATTATATGCCGTTTGGTTCGCCCTGTTTAATATGCCTCTTATAACCTGCCCGCTTATTGTGAACACTACTTCACCCGCTATCATGTTATTTCCTGAATTTGATATTTGATTTAAAGGTGTTATGCGCTCCGGGCCTTGTTCACCTACTAAAGCAAATGTGGGCCGGGTTACTACGCCACCGGTTGCGAAATGGCCGAGGCTTTTAAAAATGTCCTGAAAACCTTTTAAAGAAAATTTGGAGACAGCACCGGCTCCGGGGAAAAATACGTTCATAACAAGTGCCAGCACTGCCGCTTCAGCAGCCGCTTCGGCAAGATGTACAATTAACTGCTTTATGGCTGTTCCCAAAGAAACAAACACGTTCTTCCCCTGGTCTATTGCTTGAAATACGGATTCAAAAGCAGTTTGTAAAGTGCCGGTGACAAGACTGGCGGTAAATTTTATATCGTCCTGGAGTTTACCAAAGTTTTTTGTTACTTCAGCATCATTAAGCAAGTTAACATCAGTTAATATGCCCTGGCTTGAAAATACTTTTTTACCTGCCTTCTGTAAAGCGTCCCGCATATTAATAAGAGCGGCCTGCGCCTGCAAATCAGAAAGCTTTAAACTGGGCGGTATGATCGGCATGGGCTCAGAGGGTGGCGTTTCCAGGTCAGCGGCCTGGTAATATCCAAGTTTTCTGTAAGCGTATAATATTTTTAGGAGCTCTTCGTAAGCGTCTTTTTGCTCCTTAACTTTTTTAGTGTGATCGCTTGTTGTTGCGACTGCACCTATTTCACTTTTTCCGATCAGTGACGAGTCCGCTGCAATTTCTGCCGTTAACTGCGCTTCTTTTGTTTTAAGCTGTAGCCTGTCACCTAAAAAATCCCTTATTTTTTGCTCACTTAATCCCGTTGCTGCTGATAAAAAAGCCATATCCTCAAGTGTGGGATACATCTTTGCGAGTATATCATCAACCTTTTTTGAGGCATTGGCCATTTTGTCAAAACCGTTCGCGCCGGCCATATCCTTAAGTAAATTGCCGGCTGTCTTAAATGAAAGATTAAGGTTTGTAAAATTCTTCTCTATGTCAAGCGTTGCCTCTTTGGTTTTTAATAATTCATCCGTAAGCTTGCCAACTGTTTCCGCTGCCGCCTTTGCTTTTGCAACCTTTAAAATGTTATTCGCATATTCATCATAAGCCGTATTTAACCCTGTTATTAAACCATTTTCAATTTTAAGGTTTCCAAAATATTCACTGTTGATTTGCTGAAGTTCTTTTAATATGGTCTTTTGCTGTCCCTGCGTTGTTACAGATAACTGGGATTGGGCAACCAGTTTTGAAACCTGATCATATTGCTGTGCTGTTGCTGTAGTTGCTCTTTTGATTGCCTCCGCGTATTCGTCAATCGTTTTTGCGTGTTCCTTTGTCGCCTTACTTGCGCCGCCCGCAAATTGAGAATATAAAGAAACCGCCGCCCCCAAAAGGTTCAAGGCAACCAGCACACCGCCCGTGCCGCTGAGTGAGCTTGCAAGCGCCCCAAAAGCACCTTTTAAACTTCCTGTCTCACTTTTTAGCGCCTGTACGCTTGCCAGCACATGGTCTAACACAGTTGCACCAATAGCAGGGTTATTAATGGCAAAGGGAAGATCACGGAAAACGTTGGCCATATTCTGAACGGCAAAACGCGTGGTATAAGAAGAAGCCCCGATCTTGCCTATACTTGAATCTACCTTAACGGCAGCCGTGGCAGTGTTGGCAAGCGCCTGGGAAACGGTATTTAGCCCTTGCGTTGCCTGGCTAACATTAGCCCCGATCACTATGTTCATTGCCTGCAAGTCTGCCATGATATTTGTCGTGTCGTTTAAAAATCTCTTTTATATCATTCTCACTCATTTCTATTGCTTCGGCTTCCTCTTCTTTTTCATCAAACCAAAGCGGGAAAAATCTTTGTTTCCAGGTATGAAAATTTATTTCCCCTTCCCAGGTACTCTTTGCCGCCCAAACACTCAACCGTAACAGTTCCGCTTCTCTCCTTTTCTTGAATGTGTAGCCCTCAACAATGGCGTAATAATCGCGTGGCGCCATCGTATAATATTCATGCGGCCTTAAGCCGATTTCACCAAAGGCGAAGGCGTGAACTCTATCCCACTCAATGTTTTTTTTTCATCCGTTTCTTTAGCCTTTTCCAGCAGGCTTTTATATGCCTGGCTTTCAGCCATACAATCATTCAACATCTTTAATTTTTCCTTGCCCTCTTCCGTTAAAGCAAGTTCATCAACCATATCAACAACATCCTCAAACGTAAAGTCGTTTTCCATCTGTTTTGAATAGCATGCACTCGAGAGGCCCGCATACAGCATCTTCGCTATAAATTGAAACTGCCCCTTGAAGGATGCGTTATCAATAAACAGCTCCATCGCGTACATATCAAATTTGAACACGCGGTCTTTGCCGCCTACGTGCATCGTTATTTTATTCATACGCTTTTTACTTATGGCGTTTCAACTGCATTAACCGTTGAAGAATCCGCGTTAATGGTTCCGGTCATGGTAGGCACCGTGTTAATGCCGTTATCCGTGTTAAAGGTGTTCAAGTAGCCCTCTCCGGTATAAACAACATCGCCGTGTGATGGCGCCATTTTGCCGTATGTCCATTCAATGCGGGTTTTGCCTTTAATGAGGTCAAATAAACCCTTTTCGCTGATGTTTCCCGCGTCCGGCGAAATGATCCTCTGCCCCGTAAAAGGCAAATCAAAAGTGGTAGCGCCGGGAAGCGTGTCAACCCCGCAAAAGCTGGTTGCATCTACGGTAGCGTTAGCCATGTTAAAACCTGTCTGTGTAAGGCAAACAATTAATTTCTGTGCACTGTTGCCCACCGCTGCAACAGTTAAAACAACTGAATTGGGAAGTACTTTACTCTGAGCCATTGTTTGATTTTTTATTGATGAAAAATTTTATGTTGAAATATGATGAAGCGATTTATAAAAAGCATGGATCCGGTATCTAAAGGCGCGGGCGAAACATCATTCACTAATTCGGTTGTCAATACTTGTGCACCGCTTACGGTTAAAGTATTCGGCGGCCCCGGTTTAATGGCATTATAAACACTTGTTGCGATTGCCTGAATATCGTCTGCGTTATTGTCTGTTGTGGTGCGGGAGTAAATACCTACCTGGATAGTGGTGTTTGTATCATCGGTCTGGAAAGTGCCTTTATCCGTATTGTTGATAGCTGAGATAAGCACATATACATCACCGCCCAAGTCTGTCGGCACATAGTCACGAAATATCTGCGTTGAAGGCATGGCGGCCTTTAACAGTTGAAAATATTTCGTTGTCAATATGTCGTTGATATTATTCATTCAGGCCTTTGATTTACTATTTCAACCATTGCTGTAATTATAGCTGTTGGCAATCCCATACTTGCGCTGTCAATGCGTATGTTTATAATGTTCACCTGCGCGCCGTTCACGTAAACCTCGTAACACCCCATTGCCGTATTAAACCAAAGCTGTATCATTTGCCAAAGGCTTTTAATGCGTTATTTAAGTCTGTTTCCAGTTGCGGCAGTTGTGCCTGAATAGCCGGGTATAAAAACGGATGCGGCTTTGTACCGTAGATGAATATTTTGCGGGCAATAAAATAAGCGTGCTGTTTGTCTATGCCGTGCCTGCTGAACCACCCGGCCAAAACAAAGAGTATCCCCTTAATTGAGCGGCTGCCCTGTTCGTGTTTGAATTGGCTTGCGAAGGTTTGCCAATCTTCCGGCAGTGTGCTAACATATTGCGCCGCATAAGCGCCCGTTCCAAACTCTACATAAGCCGCATAAATGGCATTTACCGTAATTTCTTTGCGTAAGAATTGCGATGTATCAGCCGAAATATTCTGCCTTAAAAAACCACGATCACCCGGCGCAAGCTGTTTGGCCTTTGCGTCTATTTCGAGCACATTTGCGTTCAATACATCGTCAACGGCAGACGCTAATTCCGGCCCCATAACTTTAAAACGGTCTGCACCGCTTGATAATGAACTTGTATCAATATAAATAACACTCATTTTATACTTGTGTATAACAGGTAATTGTTTCCCACCAACGCTTACCGATCTTTTCCGGTACGCTGCTATAAATCTTCATTTCATTACCGCCAAATTCAATATTGTATTTGCTTAAAGTCGGCCTGCCCATTTCATACCTCACGGTAATTGTATAGCTCTCTTTATATGTCACCGAAGCATTATCTAATATCCTGCTCCCGGTTGTACGCTCCACCTTCGCCCACTTTTCCCAGCTTTCCGTTAAGGTGGTATCTGTCTTGCCCGTGTTCACATCCTGCACCGTTGTGTAATGCTTTACTATTACTTTCACATTTAATTCGCCTATACTCATACAATGCTGCGGTAAGGTTTTAATAATAGCTCACTTTCACTGCTTAAGGAAGATGATAACTCAACGTCACCCCTGTTCTGATACATCCATGCCAACTGCATTAATAAGGCCGTTTTAAACTGTTTCGGCAGCATAAAATAGCCCGCTGAATAAACTACCTGCAGGTAAGAAGAAATGGGCGCTGATATCCTCTTTGCGCTTACGCCTGTTACCGTATAATCTGTTAAGGCGTTACCGTCCACATCATTCATCGCTGTAATAAATCCGGTTGGGCCATAAGGCAGCCTTACATTACCAAGCTCATTTTTTACAATGGCTGTTATAGTACGTTCCACAAAGCTCATCCCTACATAACCCTCACAGGTTTGCCTTGCCGCTGTGATCAGTGCACCTATTAATATATCATCGTCACTTACTTCAACCTTTAGCCAGCTCTTTGCCTCATCCGTTGTAATAGGCTCCGTTACTATTACCACATCACCCGCAGCGGTAAACAAAATATTTATCTTTTCATTTGGCACCAAAGCCGGAAAAGGCACAGGCGGAAAGGTTACCGTTCCCGCAACCGGATCATATTGAAACTCTTTATCTATCCCGGTAAAAGCGCCGGTGGTCTGGTAGTAATTAATGCCATCGCGAAACAGTAAGGTAATTACCGCATTTATCAGCCTTGTATCGGTAAAAGAATATTCGCCACCTGCCGCACTGTAGGTCATTACGCTGTCACCGTTGGCGCTGCCGCCGCTGCCTGATGTTTGCGTGTCGCTGAAGTTTGCCTCCAGCACCGCATTACGCGGCGTAGTGCAGGTATTATTAAACTGTAGATAATCGCTGTTTAGTCTATAATCAAAATCTGCCATAATTTTTAAAATAAGGCGGCATTTCACCGCCCTTGTTTTTTTACTTTAATTACCTGGCTCGTTTATAATTTCTTTTTATAGTTATAGCTTCTCCTATTGATAAATTTTCATACTTTATTCTTTTATAAAGAAGCTTATAGTGTATTCCTGTTTTATTAGCCCATTCAGCCAAATTCATTGTAATACCATTCCATGTAAGATTGTGCGAGTTTCTTCTGTTTTGTGCATTAATCTTTGCCGTTGCAATCCTACAATTTGATGGCTCATAATTGCCATTATTATTTATCCGGTCAATTTCTAATCCTTTCCGCCAACCGTTTGAAATTGCCCAATCATAGAAAGCTTTAACATCATTTCTCCATTCTTCACAAACCGTTATTCCACGACCACCATAATTTTTATAGCATAATCTTGTTTTTAGATAGCATCTGTTTATCATATCTCTATGTATCATATAGAGAGGATGCGATCTCAATCCGTGTTTTTTCCAGTATGTGCCACTATCCCGCATTATTTTATTTCTTTTTTATTACTATCAATTCTTTATAAAAATGTATGAACTCTATCTTATAGGCATATTCATTTCTGTATTCAGGCTCCAGGTGTTCATCATTTAATTGATGTGTTAATGTTGTAAAGAACCACATCGTTGTATTTTTAGCGCCGGGAACTTTATTTCCCTTATATTCTTCATCTTCCCAGTATGATACATGCACATCTTCAATAAAATACAGGTCACCGCTTTTTAATAGCGGAAATATTATCCGGAATGTTTCAACTGTCAGCTCATTGTTGTGGCTCGCATCATCAATAACAATTCTTTTTTCAGCGTCCGCATTGCGGCTTAAAATCGTTTTTAGAAGATGTTTATCCGTTTGCGATCCTTCCCAAAACTCTGTCCGGTTGTTAATTATTCCCTTTTTGGGAAAAACATCTAAACCGATTAGTTTTGCGTGTGGAAAATATTCAAACCACATCCTTAAACTTTCCCCGCCCCTGTCTATGTAATCATAACCGCCGACACCCAGCTCAATCAATGCAATGTTTGAGTTTTTTAACTCTTTCGAATAACTTTCATAGATCCCGCAGTAATCATGATACTCACTGCTTTTATCCGTACCATGTTTTAAAGCAAGCGCATCCAGTTCCATATTCTTTATTCTTCTTCTTCCGGCGTATCAATACCCTCGCCGTAAATATCATTGTACAGCGCCTGTATGTCACTTGTGTATTGGTCCGCCCTGCCTGTCATATCTTTGGCATACTTGTGGCTGGCGTCAATAAATTGCTTTGTAGCGCCTTTTGTTTCCTGTTTATACACATCGGTTGTAGTGGCGCAATCCTCCCTGAATTGATCGCTTAATTGTTTTAGGCCCTTTACAAAGGCTTCTGCCTGGTCAACACTCATAGTATTTGATTTATGTTTTAATGTATTACCTAATTCCTTAAACAACCCCGTTAAACGGGGTAAACCCATTCCCACCCCTTTACTATCTCCTGCAACTGTTCACGGCTGCGGGTTGCTATCTTTAAAAACTCACGTTCATTTGCGTGAAAATATTTGTTCTTACTGCTGCTGTTTTCTCCTATGTAATGGTCCATGTGATAAATAGCGCCGGGTACCCTTTGAATGTTCAGGCCTAAAATATTATAGCGGTTATATCTTTCTGAATCTTCCGGCCCCCAGCTTATAAAGTGTTCGTTTTCCATGCCCGCTTTAATAAAGCTTTCTTTATTCATTACTACCGCGTGGCCAACACTTGAATGTTTTTTAACGCAGTGTTTTTCCTCTACAGAAACCACGTCTAAAGTTTCAGCTATAAAAGGAAATAAATAACGCGGCACCCGGTGTACGGTGCCATCAAAAGGGTAAGATATATCGCAGCCGCTTCTTACCTGCTTCACGGCTTCAGCCAGTTGAGCCGGTGCACATATATTATCACAATCCCAATTAATAATTATCGGTGTATCAGCAAGTTTTGCAAGCTGATTAATAATTTTTGTGCGGTGGAAATCAGCGTAATTAAATTGCAGGTAATCAGCGTAATCTTTCAAACTTTCAAACCTGTTTCCGCCCTGTTCTCCGATTAGAATATTAGTTTTAAAACAGGTATTTAAAAAGGAAAGGGTGAGCATCATATTTTGCATGCGGTGTTCATGATCATAGTGAACAGGAATAATAAAAGTTGTATCGGTTAAATCAATTCTGGTTTGTTTAAAAACTTCCCATTCAACAGGCCAGTAATCTTTTTCGTTGTTTTGTCGGGCCAATTTGCCCGAAAAATTCCTTTCCGGCCTTATTATCCGCCCTTTAAAAGTTGGGCGGTTTTGCCAGTGTTTCCACCTCGCTAAATAAGCGCCCCACCAGCTAAATGTTGAATTGCTGATAATGTGATTATCGCAGAGCGACATTAAGCACAGTTGCTCAATGTCGGTTAGTTGCTCCGCGAAATATACATTTGGTAATACATGAAAGTGTAGTTTGCAATAACTTAAATCATCACTGAATATCAAAACATTATAATCGGCACTGAAATATTTATAGTAAGCATTTAAGTACCATGTAACAGGGATCTGGTTATAGTTAGTGTTATTCACAAAGTCACCACGCCTTATGCTGATCGCAACCGTTGGCCTTTTCAGCGCCCTTTGAAAACGTGTATTAACCAATTGCTTTATACTGTCTGAGAATTCAAACTGCTTTAGTGTCCTTTCCCTTTCAAAATACTTTTCTGTTTGAAGATAACCGCTTATATCATAATTCTTTGCGGGGTCTAACTGAAATAAAGATTCATCAAAATGAAAGTGTTTTTCTTCAATTGGTTGCGCATTACTAACGTGCCCTTTGGGCAAGGGATGTTTAAATGAGTTTTCATATTTCCATTGCGGGAAGCAGGCTAATGTGTTTAGTTT